TACAAAGACAAATTAGAGATGATGAAACAAAAAGTATAGCTGAAAGACAAGCCGCAAATGAAAAGTTAAATAATATTCTTGACAAGCAAGAAGAAGAAATGACTAAAAATGCTGCATTAGTAAAAGCAGCAGCACAAGCACAATTTGATTTAACTGGTAAAACAGAAGATTATGTTGCGGTGTTAGAAGCAGAAGCAGAAGTACAAGGTATTGCATCACAAATAACGGGTTTTAGGTCAGAACAACAAACCAACAAAAACGCATTAGACAAAGAAGCAATAGAGTTAGCAAACGCAAAAGCAGAAAGTGAAAGTTTATTATCTATTGAGCAAAAAAGAATTAATGCAGAACAAATAGAAGATGAACTATTAAGACTTGAAAAGTTAAAAGAAATAGATGCTTTAGAAGCTGAACAAGAAACTGCAAGGTTACAAGCTATTGTAGACAATGCAAATGCTGGTACACAAGCAAAGATAGATGCTGAAATAGCTTTAAATGAATTTCTTACACAATCTGGGCAAACTGGTCTTGAAAGAGATAAAGAAATATCTGCTGCTAAAATAGATATTGCACAAAAAGAAGAAGATGCTAAAAGAACATCATTAGAGGGTTATGCTGCTGCATTAAGTAGTATATCTGGTTTGTTAAGTCAAGAAACAACTGCTGGTAAAGCGGTTGCTATTGCATCATCATTAATAGATACTTATGCAGCTATTACGGGTACATTAAAAGGTGCATCAAAAGGACCAGGTGGTGGAATACCAGGTTATGCTATTGCACAAGCTATTGCAACGGGTGTAGCTGGGTTTGCTGCTGTAAAAAAGATTGCAAGTGTACAAGTGCCAGGTGGTAGTGGTGGCGGTTCAAGTCAAACTGGTTCTATGCCAAACGTATCAACACCACCAGCATTTAATGTAGTGGGCGCAAGTGGTGAAACACAATTAGCAGATGCAATAGGAAGCCAAACACAACAACCTACAAGAGCATATGTTGTAAGTAATGATGTAACTACTGCACAAGAAATGGATAGAAACATTATTGAGGGTGCAAGTATCTAAATGCAAAATTAAAAACTAAACACGTTATATATTTATGAAGATAATAGAACTTATTTTAGATGAAGAACAAGATGATATTGGAGTAGATGCGATTTCTATTGTAGAAAGCCCAGCTATTGAAAGTGACTTTGTTGCATTAAAGAACCAAGAAATAAAGTTAGCAGAAGTAGACAAAGAAAAGAAAATCTTAATGGGTGCTTTGTTGATACCAAACAAGCCTATTTACCGTAATGGTGGTGAGGGTGAGTATTATATATACTTTTCAAAAGATACGATTGTAAAAGCATCTCAAATGTTCTTACAGAATGGCAAACAAAGTAATTCAACATTAGAACACAATCAAGCATTAAATGGTTTAACGTTAGTTGAAAGTTGGATAGTAGAAAGTAAAGAACAAGATAAATCTGCAATGTATGGTTTAGATGTACCAGTTGGTACTTGGATGGGAAGTGTAAAAGTAAATAATGATGATGTTTGGAATGAGTATGTTAAAACAAATAAAGTTAAGGGTTTTTCTATTGAGGGTTACTTTGCAGATAAAATGGAAGCACCTAAAGAAAATGTTGAAGAACAATTAAGTGAAGAATTATTAAGTAAAATTAAAAATATATTAAATGAAAAGTAACATAGAAAAGGTTTACAGTAAACTACCAAAACAAGAACTATCTGCACATAAAGTTGATTTAAATATGGTAAGTGATTTAAACACTGCATATAATGCTTTAATGAAAATAAAAGATAAAATGGATGATGATTTAGCAAAAGCAAAAAAATCTGCAATTATGGGTGATAGTGGAATAAATAATTTTAATAAACTATTTAAAAACATTGAAGAAGCAGCAAAATCATTAGGTACAAGTGTAAAAGATTTAAACTTACAAAAACTTGTTGGAGATGTTAAAAATATGGAAAAGGAATTTAATAAAGTAATTGAAGCATAAATAAAAATAAGTATGAAAAGTAACATTGAAAAAGTTTATAGCAAACTACCAAAAACAGAATTAGCAAAAGTTGAATTGGAAAAAGTTGAGTTGGGTATTGCACAAGATTTTGAAAAACAATATAATGATGCAAATAAATTAGTTACAAGTGCATATAATGGTTCTTTTAAAATAGAAACTGCATTAAAAGATATGTTAGATAAATATGATGCTGCTGGTAAATCATTTTTAAAAGCAAATGCAAGATATCAAGAACTTGAAAATGCAGCAAAAGATTTAGGTGTTGATTTAGATGGTAAATATAAAAATTACAAATCAGATATTTCTAACACTTTAAAAGAAATTGACAAATCAAGCAGAGAAATATTAAAAGCATTAAAAATGCAATTTGTAAACTAAATGCAAAGAAACAACAAAAATAAAACATTTATACCAAGTAGAACATCACCTACTGGCGGTGGTCGTGCTTGTTTATGTTGGGACACTAAAAAGTATTCTATCTCTTGTTGTGATGGTTCTATTCAAGCACAAGGTATAGGTGTAATAACAAGAACAGACTGAAAATGCAAATTTTAATTTAATAATCGTTATATAAATAGTATGAAAGCAAATCAAATGTTAAACGAAATAAAAACACTTCTAAACATCGAGGTTAAACTTGAAGAACAGAAGTTAGAAAATGGTACTGTGGTAAGTGCAGAAGCCTTTGAAAAAGATAATGAAATATTCATTGTTACAGATGATGAAAAGGTTGCAATGCCAGTTGGTGAGTATATCCTTGAAGATGGTAGACTATTAGTAGTTGAAGCAGAGGGTGTGATTGCAGATGTTAGAGAAGTATCTGATGAAGTACCAGCTAAAGAAGAAGAAACTGAAGATTTAGAAGAAGAAGTAAAAGAAGAAATGTCTTATGCTACTAAAGAAGAATTAGCAGAGGTTAAAACAATGGTTGAAGAAATCAAAGCTATGTTAGAACCTAAAGAAGAAATGAGCGAAGAAGTAAAAGAAGAAATTGTTGAAGAAGTTAAAGAAGAACTTTCATCAGTAAAACCAATTAAACACAATCCAGAAGCAAGTACACCACAAAAGAAACAAGTACAATTTGCCAAAGGACAATTTAACACAACTTTAGATAGAGTATTAAGTAAATTAAACAAATAAAAAATGAATAAAAGAAACGTAAATTTAGCAACATCCGTAACCGTAAATTCTACCTACGCTGGTGAATTTGCTGGTGAGTATATCGCAGCAGCTTTATTATCTGCATCAACTATTGATGACGGTGGATTAACAGTAAAGGCAAACATCGCTTTTAAAGAAGTAATTAAGAAACTTGCAACGACTGCAATAGTACAATCTGCATCTTGTGATTTTGACCCACAATCAACTATCACATTAACAGAAAGAATTATTGAACCAAAAGAACTACAAGTAAACCTACAACTTTGTAAGTATGATTTTGTAAACGACTTTGAGAGCCAGTCTATGGGCTTTGGTCTTGGTCAAACACTACCACCAAAGTTTTCTGATTTCCTAATTGCTCACGTAGCAAGTGAGGTTGCACAGTCAACGGAACTAAATATTTGGCAAGGTGATACGGCTGGAGCAACTTACACATCTTTTGATGGGTTTGAGAAACTAATTGCAGCAGCAGTAACAGCGGGAGATGTTCCAGCAGCACAAGCAATCACATCAGTAGCACTTACATCTGCAAACATCATTGACAAACTTTCAGAAGTAGTTGATGCAATACCTGGTGCATTATATGGTAAAGAAGATTTATTCCTATACATCGGAACTAAAGCAGCTAAACTATATGTACAAGCACTTGGAGGTTTCGGAGCAAATGGTTTAGGAGCAAATGGTGTTGCTAATATGGGTACACAATGGTGGAACAACGGAAGCCTAACGGTAAACGGAGTTAAAATCTTTGTATCACCAGGAATGTCTGATGACAAAATGTATGTTGCACAACGTTCTAACTTATACTTTGGTACTGGTCTTTTAAACTCAACAAATGAGGTAAAGACTTTAGATATGGGTGATTTAGATGGTTCAAACAATGTGAGAATGGTAATGCGTTTTACAAGTGCAGTACAATTCGGAATTGGAGCAGACATAGTTTCTTACGCATAATTAATTAATTAATCAATAGAAAGGGGTGGGTAGGTAATCTGCTCACCCTTTTTTTTTAAAACAATAACGTTGATATAAGTGTAACTACTTGATAATCAACATAATACATAAAAACAATGGCTTGTACATTAACAACGGGTAGAAAACTACCTTGCAAAAGTGCTTTTGGTGGCATTAAAAAAGTATTCTTTGCTGATTATGGTGACCTTACTGCAATCACAGTAGATGCACCAACTGGTGAAGCAACATTTACAGGAACACCAACTTGGTATGAATACGATGTAAAAGGTAATTCATCTTTAGAAACTACTGTGACAAGTAGCAGAGAAAATGGAACAACTTTTTATACTCAAACTTTAAACCTTACACTTACTTATTTAGATGCTTTAACGCAACAAGAACTACAAACACTTGCAGTAGCAAGACCATATATTGTAGTTGAAGATTACTATGGAAATAGTTTCTTATGTGGCTTTGAGAATGGTATGGAGTGTACTGGTGGAACTGTAGTCACTGGAGCAGCAGCGGGTGATTTAAGTGGGTTTACACTTACCTTTGAGGGTATGGAAGAAACTGCACCTTATTTCCTTGCAACAGCAGTAACTGGAGATGCAGAACAAGTAGACCCAACTGCATAATTAATATTTATTTTAAATTAGAAGCATCCTTAATCGGGTGCTTTTTTTTTGTTTTTACAAATTACTATTTTTTATACGTTATATAAGTAATGATATTATTTAACACAACTGCCACAAATCAATTTACTATAATACCTAGAGATTATGTATCAACTGCATATA